GATCGAAAGCGCATCCGCGCACGCGACTGCAGCCTGTGCCAAGAGTGCAAGCGGCAGGGTCGCACAACCATCGGCCATCCGGTCGACCACATCAAGCCCTTGTGGGCTGGAGGCAGCGATGAAGACAGCAATAAAGAAACCCTTTGCGTACCTTGCCACGATGCTAAGACGGCTCGCGAAGCGCGGCAGCGTGGCTCGTCCTATTGACCTGTCGCTTGCGAAGGTGGTCATCGCGCCAGGTGACACGCTGCTCATCACCTGCGACCAGCGCCTGACCAAGGAGCAGGTCGAGCAAATCAAAGCGAACTTCGCCACGTCCCTGCCTGGCACCAAGGTCGCGCTGCTGTGCGGCGGCCTGCGCGCCACGGCAGTCCTGGCCCAGGGGTAGGGGGGGGGGGGAACAAAGTCTGGAGCCCCCTTTGGTCAGACACCGACTAGTTCCGCACGCGCAGATAAAAGTCGCCTTTTTGAATTAGGAAATCAGCAAATGGCAGGCGTTCAAGGCAAGAGCGGAGGGCCTCGCCCCAACTCTGGCGGCGCCCGACCAGGGGCTGGGCGCAAGCCCAAGGCAGCGGCTGAGAAATCAGCAAATGCGGCGATTGAAGCTCGACTGGAGCCGCAGCCGCGCGGTGGCGCACTGAAGCGGACCAAGGCAGTCCCGGTTGAGATCGAGCCTTGCGACATGCTCACCCTGCTGCAACGGATCGCGCTCGGGCAGGTCGAAGCGAGCGCCGGCCAGATTCGCGCCGCAGTCGCTGCGGTGCAGTACACCCACACCAAGAAGGGCGATGGTGGCAAGAAAGACGAAGACGCCGAGAAGGCGAAGAAGGCCAGTGCCGGAAAATTCGCGTCGGCCGCCCCGCCGAAGCTGGTAGCGGCCGGCGGAAAGAAGGTCTAAATGCCTGAGTGGACAACTGCATGCCCTGACTGGGCGGCACGACTGCGCGCGGGCACCTCGATCATTCCGCCGCCGATCTTCCCGGAGCAGGCGGAGCAGGCGCTCGCCATCTTCCAGCAACTCAAAATCGTCGATGCGCCAGGCAGTCCGACCTTTGGCGAGTGCTGCGCCGAGTGGGTATTCGACCTGGTGCGTTGCATCTTCGGCGCCTACGACGCCGAGAGCGGCCGCCGCCTGATCGTCGAATTCTTCGTGCTGCTCCCGAAGAAGAACAGCAAGAGCACGGTCGCGGCAGGGATCATGCTGACCGCGCTGATCCTGAACTGGCGCCAGTCAGCCGAATTCTCTGTGCTGGCCCCGACCGTCGAGGTGGCGAACAACGCATACACCCCGGCGCGCGACATGGTGCAGAAGGACGACGAGCTCGACGACCTGATGCACGTGCAGTCGCACGAGAAGAAGATCACTCACCGGGAGAGTAACGCCATCCTGAAGGTGTTGGCGGCGGACCAGAACACGGTCGGCGGCAAGAAATCAGTCGGCACTTTGGTCGACGAGTTGCACCTGTTTGGCAAGATGCCGGCTGCGGAAAACATGTTCCGCGAAGCCCTGGGCGGGCTGGCATCGAGGCCGGAGGGCTTCGTTATCTGGCTGACGACTCAGTCTGACGAGCCGCCGGCGGGGGTGTTCAAGCAGAAGCTTGAGTATGCGCGCAAGGTTCGTGATGGCGAGATCGTCGACCCGGCCTTCGTGCCCATCATCTTCGAACACCCGCCTGAAATGGTTGTCTCGGGTGATTGCCTGCTGCTTGAAAACATGGCAATGGTGAACCCGAATATCGGCTTCTCCGTCGATCAGGCGTTTCTCGAGCGCGAATTTACGAAGGCACAACTGGCCGGGCCGGAGTCGCTGCGCGGATTCATGGCGAAGCACGCCAATGTCGAAGTGGGTCTGAACCTGCGTAGCGACCGGTGGGCCGGGGCCGAATTCTGGCAGGCAGCAGCCGACCGAACTATCACGCTGGACTCGCTGCTTGCGCGCTCAGAAGTTGCGGTCATCGGCATTGATGGCGGCGGCCTGGACGACTTGCTGGGCCTGACGGTGCTTGGGCGTGAGCGCGATACCGGCAAGTGGTTGATGTGGTGCCACGCCTGGGTGCACGAGATTGCGCTCGAGCGTCGCAAAGAAATCGCGCCACGGCTTCTCGACTTTCAGAAGGATGGCGACCTGACGATCGTCAAGCGTCCGGGCGACGACGTCATGGCTGTGGCTGACCTCATCTGCAAGGTGCGCGACACCGGCCTGCTGCCGGACGAGAAGGGCATCGGCGTCGACGCCGCCGGCATCGGCGACATCGTCGACGAGCTGATCACCGAAGAACGCGGCATCGACATGAAGCAGATCGTCGCGATCTCGCAGGGCTATCGCCTGAACGGCGCGATCAAGACCACCGAACGCAAGGTCGCCGGCGGTGAGCTGGTGCACGCCGGCCGCCCTATGATGGCCTGGTGCGTCGGTAACGCCCGGGTCGAGGACAAAGGCAACGCCATCCTGATCACCAAACAGGCCAGCGGCAAGGCCAAGATCGACCCGCTTATGTCCGCGTTCAGCGCGGTCTCGCTGATGGCGCTGAACCCTGTAGGGGAGGCGGCGCCGGAAATTCACGTATTGGACTTTTAATGACCGGACAACTGTTGAACCTGGAGGCGACGCCGCATAAATCGCGCGTGCTCGATTCCTGGATGGCCGGTCGCGATGGCGCTGCAGAGCGTGCTGGCATCGTGGCACTGGGCGAGAACTCCAGTGGCAGCATGTCGATGGGCGAGCTGGCCAACCTGCTGGGCGCGGCGAACCGATCCGTCTCTGGCAAGTCGGTGACCGAGAGCACCGCGATGCGCGTCTCCGCAGTCTACGGCTGCATCGCTCGCCTTGTCGGCGCGATCTCCAGCCTGCCTGTCGGGGTGTTTGAGCGCAGCGAAAAGCAGGGCCGCGCGCCGGCTGAGCATCCCTATTGGTGGATGCTCAACGAGCAGGCGAACCCGGAAATGAGCGCCGCCACCGCGTGGAAGGTTTTGATCAATCGGCAGCTGTGCGACGGCGACGGGTTCGCGGAACTTCTCCGCCCCAGCTTCTCCAGCGGCAACGTGAAGGGCTGGCACCCGCGCCGGATGCAGCCATTCCGGGAGGGCGGCAAGTTCTACTATCGCGTCTTCCCGGCCGGCGGCGGATCGTACGTGCTGCCACCGGACGACGTCATCCACCTGAAAAGCCTGGGCTTCAATGATGAAACCCTGCTCAGCCCCAGCCCACTTTGCCATGCCGCACTGGACATCGTCGGCACCGCGATCGCGGGGCAGGAATACGCCGGCCAGTTCTTCGGCGGCGCGGCCAACTTCGACTATGCGCTCAAGACGGCATCGAAGCTGGACAAGGCCCAGCTCGAGCAGCTGAAGGCGTCGCTGATCGCGCGCGCGCAGAACGGCGGGCGTGGCCCGCTGATCCTGTCCGGCGGCCTCGAGCCCGCCCAGCTGAGCGTGAACTCGAAGGACGCCGAGATCCTGGCCACCCGTCTGTTCACGGTCGAAGAGATTTGCCGGGTGTTCGGCGTGCCGCCGCACATGGTCGGCCACACCGAGAAGACCAGCTCATGGGGTACGGGCATGGCGGAGCAGGGCGGCAACTTCGTCCGCTACGTCCTGAACGACCGGCTCAATGAAATCAAGCAGGAATTTAACCGGCGCCTTTGGCCTACCGGTGAACGCTTCTTCATCGCGCACCAGACAGAAGCCCTGGAGAACGGTGACCAGCGCGCCCGCTTCGAGGCGTATCGCATCGCACTGGGCCGCGCCGGCGAACAGCCGTTCATGGACGCGACCGAAATTCGCCGGCTGGAAAACATGCCGCCAAATACAAACCTGATGATGAACGTGGCTGGCGCGCCACCGGTAAAGGAACCTGAATGAACATGAAGCTGCTCCAGCTATTACTGGACAACCGCAGGCCGGATGCCAAGGCGCTGTCGCGCATCGAGGCAGCTGTGAGCGATGGTGATGAAACCACCGTGTACCTGTACGACCCGATCGTGGGTAGTCGCATGCTGGCTGAGCACTTCGGCTACGTGTGCGCTCAGGAGATGGTGCCGTCGATCGATGGCGTGAAGGCCGGAACCCTGCGCCTTCGGGTGAACTGCCCGGGCGGTGATGTATTTGCCATGCAGGCAATGATGAATGCGCTGCGGGCGGCGGCGGAGCGCGGCGTGCGCCTTATCGGCCAGGTCGACGGAGTCGCCGCGAGCGCGGCCACCGGCATCCTCGCCGTATGCCACGAGGTGGTGATGGGCGCCGGCACGCAGTACATGATTCACAACTCCCAGGGTATGGCGATGGGCGACCGCAATGAGCTGCGTGCGCTGGCCGATCTGATGGAGAAAGTGGATGACGGAATGCTGGCGGCTTACACGAACAAGACCAGCAAGCCGGAGGCCACGATTCGCGGCTGGATGGACGCTGAAACCTGGTTCACTGCCGAGCAGGCTGTCGACAACGGCTTTGCTGACCGCGTCGGAACTGCGGGCGCAAAAGCCCAGGCATCGGCCAGCTGGAAGCTGGATGCTTTTGCGAATGCGCCGAAGGCCCAGCCTGAGCCGGCCGCACCGCCTGAGCCGGAGCAGCCCGTCACAGCCCTGTCCACCGATGAACACCGCGCCCGCCAGCAGCAGCGCATTGCAACGCTGGCGCGCCTGCAAGTTAGCTGACGCGCTCTCGCGCCACTAGACCAGCCACCTACGGGTGGCTTTTTTTATGCCCACCGGCCGCGAGAGCGGACCACCCCCTTCGAAAGGTTTTACATGACCAAGCTCGCACAACTGCGCGCGCAACGCGACACCGTGGCCCGTAAGGTTCACGACCTGAACAACAAGTACCCAGCCGACCAGCGCATGCCGGTAGCCGAGGCCGGCGAGCTGGACAAGTTCCTGGCCGAAGTCGAGGCGATCGATGCCGACATCGCGCGCGAGAACCGTATCGCCCAGCTGGCCGGCGAGAATCCGGACCGCCAGCACGAAGATTCGGTAAATGCCGGCTACCGTGCCGGCGCCGGCGCGCCAAACGAATCAGCGGCACTGCGCGCCATGCTGTCGGGCGGCCTGTCGGCGCTGTCGGCTGAGCAGCGCGGGGCCATGCAAGCCCGCGTCAACCCGGACATTCGCGCCGCAATGTCGACCACGACCGGCTCGGAAGGCGGTTACACCGTCGCAACCGAGTTCAGCCGCACGCTGATCGAAGCCATGAAGGCGCAGTTCGCCGTCCGCTCGGTCGCCACCGGCATCCAGACGTCCACCGGCGCGCAGATGCTGTTCCCGACCGCCGACGCAACTGCGGAAGAGGGCGAGATCGTCGGCCAGAATGTTGCGGTTTCGGCGCTGGACACCACGTTCGGCCAGGCCTCGCTCGACGTCTTTAAGTATTCGTCGAAGTCGATCGCGCTGCCGTTCGAACTGATCCAGGACTCGATGTTCAACGTCGAAGCGTACATTCAGAATCTGCTGAACCTGCGCATCGGCCGCATCCAGAACCGTCACCACACGCTCGGTACCGGCACTGGCCAGCCACGCGGCCTGCTGACGGCTGCCGTCGCCGGCAAGGTTGCCGCTACCGGCGGCGCAACGACCGTCAAGTACGAAGACCTGATTGACCTGGAGCATTCGGTCGATCCGTACTACCGCGCCAGCGGCAAGTGGATGATGCACGACACCACCCTGGCCGCACTGCGCAAGATCAAGGACGACAACGGCCGCCCGATCTTCGTGCCTGGTTACGAGTCCGGTACCCCGGGTGGCGCCCCTGACCGTCTGCTGGGCCGCGAGATCATCATCAACCAGCACATGCCGGTGATGGCTGCAAACGCGAAGTCGATCCTGTTCGGTGACTTCAGCAAGTACCTGGTGCGCGACGTGATGGACACCACGCTGTTCCGCATGACCGACAGCGCCTACACGCTGAAAGGCCAGGTTGGTTTCGTGGCCTTCTGCCGCTCGGGCGCCAACCTGATCGACATCGGCGGCGCGGTGCGCTACTTCCAAAACTCGGCTACCTGATCGTAGCCAGCAGCCGACTCCGGTCGGCTGCCTTGCTTGGAGAAACATATGGCAGAAGCCAAAAAAATCAAAGCGCGCGTGCTTACCGTCTGTGCGTTGGGCCAACCGAACGACGTTGTCGAGATCGACGCGTCCGAAGCCAAGGCGCTCGTCGACCTGGTCGACACCGACGCAAAGGCCGTCGCCTACGCGGAATCGCTGGCCAACGGGCAGTAACCCGGGCAGGCCGTGATGACCCACCTGCACATAGCCCGCGAGGTCTCGACGATCCGCGCGTACTCCGCGCCTGGCGGCTACGAGGCGCGCCGGCCGTATGACGGAATCATCACGGTCACCCACCTGACGAGCAGCACCGTGTATGTGCACGGTGCCGTCGGCAAGATCGACCGCGCGACGCATGCGCGCGCACTGAACATGCTCCGCGAACTCGGCGTCACCAAGGTGATGTACGAGCGGCGTGGGCGAATGAAGACCATCGAGCTGGCGCCGCCGGCTCGGAACGAATGAAAGGCTGCACATGCCAGCTCTGCAAAAAATTCCCGACTTCGCCGAGCAGGTGCTGCGTGGCGTGCACAACTTCGGCGCTCACACGCTCAAGGCAGCGCTGACGAACACCCTGCCGGCCACGTCCGCCGCATTGTTGGCCGACATCACGCAGATCAGCGGCGGCGCATACCCGGCAGGCGGCTTCCAGCTGGATTCGGTCGTGCTGTCCGAAACCGCCGGCCTGGCCAAGGTGACGATCGCCGACGAGGTGATTACCGCGTCCGGCAACGCGATTGGCCCATTCCGTTATGCAGTGGTTTACAACGACACGGCCACCAACAAGCCATTGATCGGCTACATCGACTATGGCTCGGCCATCACCCTGGCCGATGGCGAAACCCTGACGCTCGACTTCGACGCGAGCGCTGGCGTACTGACACTGGCCTGATCATGACGCCAGAACAACAAGCAGCGCTGCGTCAGGCGGCGCGCTCGAACCCGGCCTGCGCCGCTGCGCTGGCCGCACGCGACTGCGATGCTATCGCGGTGCTGCTCTCGCCCGGGCGCATGCGCGCCAACGGGCGCGAGATCGGCTACGGCGTGATCTTGGAAACCCTCGGTATCGAGGCTGGTAACAGGCTGATCGACTTCATCCAGGCCCAGCCGAATTTGCGCCACGTGGTGCGACTGCTGGCCAATGGCTGGCTCAGCATCGGCTCGCCGCTGGCGCAGGGCGCGCTCCGCTCGTTCGGGCCCGACG